CTAGTGTCATGTTTTCGTTTGTTAATTTAATTGTAATGCATATCCACTAAATTCATGTAGATATGTTGTTAATTTTGTTTTATAATTATCTTGTGGATTATCACCGAACTTAAAAAACCTTTTTACGTTTCCCTGTCCTGCCAAATGTGCTGCGGCTAAAATCCCACTTTCTGTTATTATTTGTCCATGAACTCGTTTACCATCCCAATAATCTATATACTTCTGTAATTTTGATTTATTATGTAACAGAAGTTTAATCATTGTTTTATCTTGAAATTCAGGATTATTAAGAAAATCCTCCTTTGATATTTTAATACCCAGTCCTTTTAGTGTTGCCTGTCCAACTTGATAACAACCCATATATCCAAGTGTATTTACAGTATCATATGTATTAGTACTTTCCCTGTGTCCAATATCTTTTAAAAATTTATACAATTCACTTTTTTTAGTTTTTTTAATTACCACATAATTTTCTACAGGTTCTTGCACCATATTCCACTCCAAATGATCATATATCATGGAGTAGTTAATAGGTGGAAGTTGTATTATTACCGTACTATTTGAAGTTGGTAATAAAGTTGGTAACATTAGTATAAATAATAACAATAATATCCATCGTTTCATACAATTTATAATTAGTTAATACTTAGCCATTCTGATCACAAAATCTCAATTTCTAGTTGAGGTAATAATAATGCCTTTTTATATTTCATAAATCCAGTTGTACCGTCTTTTTTATACCGAATCATCACACGTTCATTTCTTCCGTATGTTTTCTCTGATTTTCTCGGTACAAACCATTTCCGTAAATCTGAATCAATTATGATACCATCTAAATGATCAATCTCATGTTGAACACACGCTGACTCCAACATACCCAAATCAGAATAGAAATCGTTAGAATCTTTCCATTTGTATGTATCTGGTTTAAATGTCAATTCACCCAAGTTATCAGTCATAATCGTTACTTCTGTATGACGTTGTACTTGTATTGGTGATTTCATTGATTTATCAATTGATAAACATTGTTCGTAGTATGATACCACGTTTGTCGATTTACTTATAATACGTGGATTTATTAAAATCAATGTATCCTTTACCTTGACAATACACATTCGTACGTCAATTCCAAGTTGATTAGCCGCCATTCCAACCCTATCATCGCCATGGTTCTTCAGTTCAACTTTTAGTAAATCTGAAATTTCATCAATACGTTCTGTTGTCAGTTTTGTTGGACGAACTGGTATTGATAATTTATTTTTGTCTTTTATTATATCCATAAATGTAACTTATATATAGTAAAGATACGAAAAAAGTTGACATATCCTAATTATTTTGTATTTTTTCTAATCGTTCAATTTCATTTTTAATCTTAATATTCCAGGGACCCCATGTTATATTTGATAACATCCACTTTCTATAATAGTGTGGAATACTACGTACCTCTTTAGTTGCATACTTACCAAACGTCATATATACCTTTTCAATATCACCATCTTCGGTTACAATTTCACCTAAATCAGTACCATCCTCTAAGAACAAACCAATTTCATGCATCGGTAGTCCCGTGATTTGTTTTTTACCCGAACCGTATAATTCCCACCGTTCATCAGTTTCAGCGTAATATAACTCCTCAACTTTACCGAACCGTTGTACCGAACCTACAAAGTCAACTACCATACAATTCTCTTTATCATCGTGAATACGTGTACCTCTACCAACAAATTGATACCACCATGTTATTGACGATGTTGGACGACCTGTTATCACACAATCCAATTGTGGATAATCAAATCCAACGGTTAACACATTCACTTGTACAACTACTCTGATTCGTTGACTTTTGAATTCTGTTATAATTCTATCACGTTCCTTCTTTTTTGTTTCACCATGTACTACCGCGGCATCTGGTATCAATCCCGCTAACCGAGTAGCCTGTGCCACCGTTGGTACGGCGATTAATATAGATTTTCTATCTGATAACTCTTTCGCTTTTTTTACGATTTTAGTTTCAATGTTTTGGTGTTCATAGGCCTTTTCCATTGATTTGTTAGTATAATCAGCTTTGGTTGAATTATACACTAATTTTCCTGAATCGAACTCATACGATTGATACACCAATGGTGTCCAATAATTCAATTTTACAATATCTTGAATCTGTGATACACATAATATGTGTTTGAAAAATGCTCCTTTTGCACTACGATTGGTTAACATTACCAATTTTGAAAACGGGCCATCATCACCCATATTAGTCTGTAATTTCAATGGTGTCGCCGTTAAACCAAGTACATGAGTTACGCGTGAGGCATCTATAAATCTACGTAACATACCAGTTGGATTTCGTGGATACCTATCACATTCATCTATAATCACTTTTGTAATACCAAGTGATCTGAATCTATGTGCTATTTTAATAATAGAACCAATGGTTGCGTATGTAACATCGCCGATTTCTTTTTCACCCATTGAGGCAGAATAAATACTAGCTTCGCCACCGAGTGTGGTAAACTTTTCATAATTCTGTTCGAGTAATTCTTTAGATGGTTGAATAACCAACACCTTTTCTTTTAATTCCTTGACAATAAAAGCAATAACAATTGATTTACCAAATGCCGTTGGTGCTACAATTATAGATGGTTTTATCTTTGGTGTACGGAAGAACTCCACACCCATCGACACGACCGGCAACTGATTTTCACGTAACTTCATAATATCTTAGATATGTTTTATTTTGGTTTGGATTACCTAACCATCTATATAGTTTAGATGGTGTAATGTTGTTATCAATGGCTGCATCTTTTATACAGCTGTATAATTTGTTTGTCTTAATATTAATCACTTTACGAGCTGAGTTGTTATTTCCACCGACATGTTTGCCTTTATGAGCTTTTGATATTTTATGTTTTGTATCCTCGTTTAATGTTGTTCCTAGTTTTACCTCACGTAATCTTTGTTTAACATCATCCGTGTGTGACTTACCGTAAAATGGGTTACCCTCACCCGTCATTCGTTGCTTAAGTTCTAATTTCCATTCATCACTATGTATGGATTTACTCAAATTAGCCATTCGTAATTTTAGTTTAGTTTCACTTGACATTGATTTACCATAATTTGGATGTTCCACACCGTGATATGTAGGTGGCTTATTACCGTTTAACTTCATCACATCTGATAATTTACGTTTAGTAGATTCCGATAATTTATGTCCAGACATTCTATCACGACACGCTTGCTTGAACTCATCAGTACGTGTTTTCCCTATAAGTTTTTTTCTTCGTTTTTCAATAGTTTCATTAGATTGAATTCCACTCTTATCATTTGTTTCGGTTAATACACAATTTAATCCTCCGTTCATTGAATCATAATAATCTTGCCAATATCGCTCTCGTTCATTTAACAATGAATTATCAACTCGGTCTTGTATCTCAAATACATGATGATCATATCCATATTTTACTAATGAATTATATAACTTAATCTGTGATTTACATGATAATGATTTATAATGTTTTAATCTATTTTTGTAATTAACACTCTGTCCTATGTAAATTTTACCACTTGGTGACGTTATTTTATATATTACTCCCATGTGTATAAATATACATAAATTAAAAAAAGAGAATCAAGTTACACCAATCATAACTTATATTTTTCTTTATATCGTTCTTTGAACGTACTACCAAATCCTATTTGTAAGATTTCTGCGTTCTCTGGAATATGTAATCGTTTATTCGTTGCATCTAGTATTTCATCAATTGCTTTATGACGATATACTTTCATACGAATTTTAGCATTACTTCGTTTTGAATTTTTGTATATTAATACCACATCTAGTTTAACTGCAAATGCCATTTGTAAAAATAAAGTTTATAACTCACTAAGATACAAAAAATAATTGATATATCCTAATTATTTATTATTTATTTTTCTGTCGTAATTCATTAATAGCTTGATATGAACCACCTCTATGACGAATCCAATAATTTTCAGCGGCTCTATCACCTAACCATTGGTTAGTTTCATCCCATTCGAATTCTGGGTGTGCATAATATGGAACATCGGTATAACTTGTTCGTTCTTTACCCTCATAAAATTCATGTTCGTTCTCACCTTGATGTAGTTCAAGTGTTTCTTTTACACCCTCACTTACTCCCTCACTTACACCCTCACTTTTATATGTTTCGGCGGCTTTTTTCAAAGCTTCGTTTGGTTCTGGTGGTGATTCGTTAGCCTCAATCATTGTTGCAACATCTTTAGGTGATGTAACTAGTTGAGGTTCAACTGGTTCCTCTTTTAAGGGTGTCTCCTGTACTTTTTTTGTAGTTGGGTGTTCACCTCTATCTACACGCAAAGCTGTGTTAAATGCAACTATTAATCCAACTGCTAGTGGATCGAAAACAAAGATAATAAACAACGCGAACCAATTAATGACGGTTGACATTGGTTTACCCGTTACCTTTGATAAATATACCAACGCACCGATATCCGATGTAACATCAGCAGTTGTTTGTGAATTTAATAACCTAATATCAATTGCTGTTATGGAATCTAATGCGATTTCTTTTTTTACCGAAATGGTATCTTGTTTAGATTTGAAATCATTTAATTGGCGTTCCAATACTCTACGGGTGTTTGATGATGTGGTTGTGATAATCTTACCACTAGCACTATCTCTGTACTGAATTACATTATTCGACAACCCCTTTGTTAATTCATTTATAGAATTAGATAATTGGGCTTCTTCATTTGTATAGGTGGTTACTTGGGATTCAAATCTATCTTTGCGTAATTCTAATAACTCGGTTTTATTATCAAGTACATCAAGTTTATCAGATGTACTTTGGAATGCCGCTGTTAGGAATCCATATATACCCGCTGATGTTATGATTATCAATATGACAACACCCGCGAACAAATACGCTCGTAATACTTTGTTAATTTTCTTCCAATAGTTATACAAAAATGAGGCCGTAATAAGTTTGGCCAATTCTAACGAACTAGCCATTAATATTACCGAAAGGGTTGCACCTGCGAATAATTGTGATAAACCTGTTATTGAAAAGAATGCGGCGTTGAACGCTACAAAGAGTGCAGATAAGCCCAATAATATGGTTCTTAACTTCATTATGAAATACTCACTAATTCTGAGATTTTTTCTAACTGTGTTTTAATATCATTTAAGTAACGTTTAGCCTCTGCTGGATCAGAACGTTTTGTTCCGTCTATCATCCTGTCAATTAATTTAACTCGGCCATTTACGCCGTCTATCATATCCATGATACGGTTTTTGTATAAATCATTCATAATTAATATATTTGTATATTATGTGGTTATAAATATTAGAAATATAAAAAAAGAGGACTCGTAATCGAATCCTCTCTAACATAACCACGTGCGAAAAAATCACTTATTATTAATCAATATTAATCTCAATATCAATAGGTTTCCTTTCTTTTTTTAATGGGATTGTAATTATCAACATACCATAATTAAACTTGGCAGTTGTTTTTTTACCATCTAATTTATCATATAACTTAAACTGAATTGACGGGTATTTACTTCTTGTACTAGAAATCCCAGTCAAAACCGTTTTATTTACTGTTAAGATATCATCCTTTAACTGGATAGATACATCTTTTGGATTATACCCTGCCATATTAATGGAAATCTGATTATCACCGTTTTCTAATTTTTCAGCGGTGTATTCATTTGATTGAACTTCTCCCGATGTTTTCATATTGTTACTCATATTACAAATATCATCTAAGATATTATCAAATACTTGATCCAATCTATTCTGTCTGTTATTCATTTTTCTATTTTTATATTATTAATAATATTATCCTATTGTTCAAATACTGTACCGTTCATGTAAACATGACATTTTGTCATGTAAGTATGACACTTTGTCACATTATGATAGTGAAATCTGACAAATGGTCATGTTTTAATCGGAATTAATATCTCGACCTGTTAATGATTGATACAACATTTCAACTTCTTCCTCTGTTATACAAATACCAATTCCATTGGAGTTTGCTATTTCAACTACATACGTACCAATTGGTAATGAGATTTCTTCACTTTCATCACTCTCTGATGATATTAAGCAGACTGCCAATTCATCTGGATTATCTTTTGGTAATGGTAACACCCAATAATATGGAGCATCTTCAATATCATCATCCTCATCTTTTTCAGGTTCGGTATGTATATATCGTTCCCACCCCTGACGGATAAACATTTTATCGGTAATTGGTGTTTCTGGTATTTCAATTGGTATTATTGATTTGGTCATAATTAATTAAAATATGTAATTAATGATTTGTTTTTTTCACGTTCCCAATCTTTGATATTAATAGATATACCCAAATCCATAGCGATTTGATATCCACGTTTCCAAGCATCTACTTCACTTAAAAATCTTCCCATTCTATATTCATATAGATATTTATGTTTATCAAGATTCTTATATGAATTAACGCCTATGTTTGTGATTGGTTGTAATACACGACCACATTCATGTAACAATGCAAATAAACCATTATTAGTTATATCATAATTATGGTGTATAATTATTTGTCTATTAAAATGACCTAAGAATTTTGTAATATCACCAAGTGATACTATGATACCCCGTTTATAAAAAATATAATCAGATACTTTTTGAAAATCATCAGGAAATTTTCTGTTAATAAATTTATACTTACCCATACACGCATTTTTCTACAATGTTATAGGTACAAAGATACAAAAAATAATTGAGAATTCCTAATATTTAATTGTATTCTGTTAATAATTTTAGAATTTCTTGTAATGATTCATGTCGGTGATTCTCGGTTAATACAACTGTATATACATACTTAGATGATTTTAACTTTGGTATTTCATGAATAGCTGAATCATTCCTTGATTTCAGATCAATTTGTTGTGGATCACCCGTAAACATCATTATTGAGTTTCTACCAAGTCTACCAACTGCCATACTCAATTGAGCCTTTGTTAAGTTTTGAAATTCATCAACTATAACTACCGAATTTTCGAAAGTTCTACCTGCGAAATGTGATAATGAAACTAATTCAATCGACTCTTCCTTTTCCATTGATTCAAGTTGAGTTGGTTTATTATACACTTTTCTCATGTTAGATTTAATTGGAACTAACCAAGGCTCCATTTTTTCAGCAAGTGAACCTGGTAAATATCCATTATCCTCATTGGATACCGTTGGACGTGTTATAACAATTTTATTTACCTTACGTGTAAAATACAAATCGAGAGCAATCTGTACAGCTAATAGTGTTTTTCCTGTTCCCGCAATCCCAGTTATGAAATTATACGGGTTATTTAATATGATTGCTTTAGCTTGTTTTTGTTCGGTTGTTAATACTATGTTAAATTTAACTTTTCCTTTTGGAGATTTTTTTGTTATGTTCTCTGTCATTAAATATGATATTAGTTTAATATAATACTGTTTATCTTGTTTGGTAATCGTGATTGAAGTTTAATAATATCCTCACATTGTTCATAATTTTCATGTGATTTAAACCACTCTAAACAATGAGCTAACAATTCTCGATATTCAATGGTACTAACTACTATAACAGATGATACATTTGGGTGGGCTATTAGCACAAATTTATCATGTCGTTCATCGATAGCAGTTCGTATATTACGTACTACTTGTTCGAAAACAACTGATCCATTTTTCTTTAAAAATCTACTAACACGTGGGTTATTGGTTGGATCTAAATATGTTCTCCAACCTACGGTTGATTGAAATTGTTGTGTCATATTATCTTTATCTATTATAGTATGTACCTATAAATATTAAACAAAAAGATAAATAGACAAATTACTCCTCTATCAATGGAACATCTTCAATAATCTCGGCATCATCTATTTTATCACAAAAATAGTACACACCTTGTTTTACATTTTTAAATGCATGTGAACACCCTAACCATTTTTTCAGGCCAGCAGCATCCTTTATTCTACCGATAGGATAAACGGCTTTTAAGAGATACGGTACTTTATTTATATACTGTATCTCTTTTTTTAATGGTGATATTCTAGGCATTTTTTATATTAAATAACTGGGACCGTAAGTAGTATATGATGCAGTACCATTGATAACGTTACCTCTACTATGTTTGGCGGGAGCACTCCATGAAGCGGCTTTCATTAAATCACCAACTTTTATAGGAACACCTTTAAACTCACCATCATACTTACTGATAAAACCCCATACCGAACGGTCTGAGATTAATTTTATATAACGTTGTCCTTGTTTAATTTTAATCAATTCTGGTGTAAGACTTGGAAAATTTATTTTGTAATGAACGTTAATTTCTGCATTTACTTTTATTACAAATTCATCAACACTTTTCATTAATTTTTCTGAAGCTTCCATTACTTTTCGTTTTTAGTTATACTCTCAATATCTACTACTAAAGTACGAAAAAAAGTCGAGACTTCCTAATAAAATCTCGACTATTTTAATATAAATATGTGGTTTTCTTACAATTGAATTGCTTCAATTTCTTTAATAATTGCACCGTAACCTTTGGTATTGGTTTCGATTATATTAAAGATTTTGTCTGACCAACCTGCAACTTGTACTACATTCATAGATTTATCAAATCCGCGATATATTTTTATTCAAAGAATCTATCTAATTTATCACTTAATACATATCCAAATAAACCACCTAATATAAATGTAATAAATAGATGTACGAGTAACATAAAATCAGAATTTGGTTGAAACCAAAAGTACATGTTAAGAATTGTTAACAATGATAATCCGATTACTTTGAATTTAAGTTTCATAATATTGTATTTTTAATTAGAGTTTCAATATCTACTACTAAAGTACAACAAATAATTGAGAAAACCTAATTTATTTATAGTTTTATTGAAAAAATTATAATGAGAATGCTAACCGAGAGTGTTTTTATTGTGTTACCTTTACACTATAACGCCATGTTGTTTTGTTTGTTTAGAGTGGCGTCACCGGGAATCGAACCGCGGAGTAATCGTTTATGATACGAAGTAACTCTATATGTTTTACTACATTTTAATTTTAGAGCGCTACAACGGATTCGAACCGTCACCTACAGATTGGAAGTCTGATATGCTACCATTAACACCAATAACGTTTTGTGTATGGTGTCGTAGCTATCCCGCAGGGTAGCTATGCACTATACATATTGTTGTGTTTTCGTACTTTATTTTCCTTTCTGTTTGTAGCGTTGGCAAAGACATACTCTTTTGCAATTTTTGTTGTAGCGCTGGCTTGAGCGAATTGCAAATGTGTATGGCTTTAAGCGTTGGCTATTTTAGATAAATTACTTTCAATTATTTCTATTTGTTCTTTTTTTAAATCATAAAGTTCATAAACTAAACTATCTATTTTGTCATTTACTTCTTCATTATACTCTATAGATAACGTGTTAACTGATTTCTCTATTTCTTGAAGAATTGGACTTATATTTTTTGGAATTGGAAATATTTGTAATTCTTTGACTTTAAATTGTGGGAATAACTTTCTTTGATGTTTTCCAAAAGTAGAAGCGAACCAAAAGGTAATTAACTTTGAATTAAGTATTCCGATTAAAGATTTTAATGTTATTGAATGCTCCTCTTTTGATTTTATAATCATATGATTATTATCACATACAGCATCTATGTTTATAAGCGTTGAAACGATTGCATAAGGTGGTTTTGAAGGTATTTGCCTTACATAAATCCTTTCACCAGTAAAAAGGTCAGGTGTTCGTCTTCTTGATAAGTTTTTACCATATTTTATATATAATCCTGTCCAATTTAATCCATATCTTGATACATCAGAGCCATCTATATACTTTTTCCAATTGTCATCTATTTTGGTGTTACTATGGTAAACCCTTTGGTCTTTCATTTCTTTTGTTTGCGAAGGAATACCTTCTCCCACAGTATAAGCTTGGACGCCATTTTTAACAATAAATTCAGTTTCTAATAATTTGGAATTATTATTTATCTGATTTAAAATCAAGGCCAATTCAGGGTTTCTATATAAACCATAATTTATTATTGAACCCGTATCATTAAGATAATTAGTATTTTCTGTTTCAGAGATAAATTCAAAATCGGTATTGTTTAACTCAAATGATTTTGTTGTTCCTACACCCATTTTTGAAATTAAAAGTATTGAGGCATCAACACTTGCATCCTCAAATGTTTTGTTTTTATCATTTACAATCTTAACATCTGAAAACTCATTAAGTATAAATTCTCTGAATTGAGAGTTATATTGAAGCGTTAACCAATTATTTGGAATTATATATGCTATCGTACTATTAGGATTTGAAATTTTATTAGCTAATTCAGAAAATAGGATATAAGTGTTTAGTTTAAATTGTGTTAGTTTATAATTGTCATAGAAGTAATTTTTTTCTTGTTTTGTAATTAATTCACGAGAGAAAATATATGGTGGATTTCCAAGTATAGCATCAAAACCAACGAAATCTCCATTGTCATCTAAAACTTCTGGAAATTCAAAACGCCATTCAAAAGCTTCTTCGTAAATTTTATTGTTTTTAATTTCCTCAATTATGGTTTCTAGTTTTTTAGAATCTTCTGTGAGTTTTTTTAGTTTTTTATTCCAAGCCGTTTTTTCTCTTTTGGTCAATTCAAACATTTGAGTTTGATTGGTCATTCCAAAAATTTCTCCTTGTATTTTCTTTAATCGTTTAACTTTTGGGTCATTAAGTGATATTTCACTTCTAAAATCGTTCTTAATATCATCTATCAGTTTTTCCATTTCTCGCTTTTGCTCTTTGTTTTGAGCATTACGATAGGTGTCAACTGCAATTCTGTAACTGTCAATAGTCCATTTACTACTTTTTAAAGCTTTTTTAAGGTCAGCATCTAATTCAAAGCGACTAATGAGAGAATTACCGCATTTGATATTTATGTCAATGTTTGGAAGTGTTTCTAGTTCACTTTCGTTTTTGTAGTATGCGTTTTTAAGTAACTCAATCCAAAGACGTAATCGACATATTTTTACAGAATTTGGGTTAATATCTACACCAAATAAGCAGTTTTCAATTATGGTTTGCTTTTCGTGAAATAATGTTTCTTGTATTCGTTGACTTTCTTTGTTGGTTGGATTGTACTCAAAAAGTTCTCCATCTTCGTCAGTGACAATTAATTCGTCATTTACAACTTCAAATTGGTATTCTTTTAGCCTTTTTCCGTCTCTATCTTGTAAAACTTTAAGGTCGTTTTTAATGGCAATCATTTCATTAAGTGCAGAAACTAAAAAGTGTCCTGAACCAACAGCTGGGTCGCAAATTTTAAGACTGTTTATAATATCATTTGCCTCTTGTCTGTCTTCAATTTTATCGTAAAGAGAATCTATGTCTTTACAATTCCAATCTTTGGTTTCGTTGAATTTTTGAATAACCGCTTTTCTAATGGTCTCGCGACACATATACATTGTGATAAAACCTGGTGTGAAAAACGAGCCATCCTTGTAACCATTAATTTTTTCGAAAATTAAACCGAGAACAGAAGCGTTAATTAGAGTTTTATTATCCTCTTGAATTTCTTCTTTTCCTTCACTACTAAAGTCGTAAGCATTTAGAAATTCGAACAAATATTCAAGCGTGCTTAAATTTCCTGTTCGTTTTTTTCCGCTTTCACTTTTTAAAACAGTTGAGGAATAAATCGGAATTGTTTTATCGTCACGTAAGTTGCTAATAAATAATGTTCCGTGTTCAATGCCTGTTGGCTCAAAAAGTGAACTGTTTAAGTAAGGAACTTTTGCAAAAAGATCTGTTACATCTTCATTTCTTTCTGATTGTTGTTTTGCTAATACTTGAAAGAAAAGACTGTTTAAATCACCATAATTTTGAATTTTATCAATACTTAAAAATTCATAGGACTTGTCTCCTTTATGATAGGTTTTTAATTGAGCTTCCAAAAGTTTAAGAAACAGAATTCTGTTTATCCAAGTTATGCTTAATTCAAGTCCAACATTAAATAAACGCTCTTCTTGAGTTGTTCCAAAATGACTAGGATTGTCAAGTCTGTTTATTTTATCTAAACTATCAAGTTGTATTATTGCGTTTTCAAGAAACGAACCTGTGTTTCTTTCGCCTTTTTTGTTTCGTTCTATTAGTTTTTTGCTTCCGTCTTTGGTTTCGGAAAGTCCAATAATATGCAATAATTCTCCGTAAAATCTTTTGTCAAGACTATTACTGTCATTGGCAAATGGTAATTTTAATAAATGCTCTGGTGAGAGTAATTTAAAAAGCGAAATAAGTTTGTTGTCGTCTTTTGGATTGTCGTTACGAAGTGGTTTTTCGTATTCTCGTATATCGAAAAATGTAAATTCAATATCGTTTTTTAATCCATTAACAAAAGGTTCTGCAATTTCTTTGTAGAAAAAATCAGTTGTTTTCCCTGCTAATCTTCCATTTTCAAAATCGTTGAATTGTTTAACGAATCCTTTGTTTTGAGCAAATTGCTTTTCAAATACGTTGGAATCAAAAACGAACCATTCGTTAATGTTTGTAGCAACTAAATATTTTATTTCGAGGTTTTTATGAGTAATTCGTTCTCTTAAGTAGTAGAGAACCAATTCTTGAAATGCTTTGACATTAATTTTTTCTTTGGTCAGCATTTCTGATTTATTGGTTGGCTTTTTTGCCTCAATGATTACTCCAACTGTACTTTTTGCTTTATTTCCGTTATGGATTACAAGGTCATTTCTTCCTTTTGTGTTTATGAAATGGTTGTTCTTGTAATAAGTGTCTTTTAGAAAGTCAGAAACTAGATTTTTGTGAAATTCTTCTGATTCAGTATCATTTGTTCGGTCGAGTAGTTCAATCAAATTCGTCTTGAAACTTTCAATTTCCGTTCTGTTCGGTTTTATTTTTAAGAAGGCTTTATTTATTGCCTTTCGTGGTTTCAAGATTTTTATTTCCATATAATGTATTCTCTTTGTCAGTTTTTAAATTTAATTCTTTCTTCTCAATATCATTCGAGCGTTGGCAAAAAACAGCTCTTTTGGTTTTTTAGCGTTTGCTTTTGTGTCGGCAAAAACCAAATGTGCTGTTTTTGCGGCTGACTTTTTTTTCGGTATGAAACACAACGCATAAATAAGAGAAAGTCTGGGAGAGTGAACAGGCGGATTTGAACCGCAATGTTTGATTAATAGTCAAAAGCTAAACCATTTAGCACGAAGTAACTCTTTATCCATTACTACTTATTTGTATTGTTCTACCAAGTATAAATCCACTTGGAGTATTATCTTCTTTTTTTATTTTTTTAGTTAATACACCGTTTTACTCTCCGCCATGCGACTAATTGCCTCGCAACTAAAATAACACAGTTTCAATGAAACCACCATGTATGGTATGATATAATAACGTTGGTGTCCAAAATCTTCACCCCGTTATAACTTTAGTAACCTTTTATACCTAGTTAGTGAACTTCTTCATTTTACTCAGCAGAGTCTAAATAGGATTAGTATTTTAAAGAACTTATTTTTGGAGGAACTGGTGAGATTCGAACTCACGATACAATTGTTTTGCAGACAACGCCCTTAGACCACTCGAGCACAGTTCCATTTTTTAATATCAAGTTTTAATTCATTTAATGTAATACTACATTTTCTATTTTTTCGTTGATTTTTAGTATGTCTAATTAATTCACAGTTCAATGGGTGTGATATAATTTCAGTATCTATATTATGTGTAAATCCATATTTAACAGATATCTTATGATCCCTAGATATTCCATTCAAATTAGGATTGAGTGAATTGGATGCTGAATACATTCCATATTTTTCTATCAATGGTAAATTAAATAAATCAGGATAATCAAATATTTTAAATGTAAACTTACATTTTTCTTTATATACTCTAAATTCACCTTTACAATCATTACATATAGAACCAAATACTAATATTGATTTTATATCTCCACATATTTTACATTCTTTAGAAACACGAACACCTGCATAATTATAATTATTGATATGTGTTGCCGGTCGTTGTTTACCTTTCCAATAACCATCCTTTCCTTGCCAATATTTACCGTTGTTCTTACTTATATTAATTTTATGTTCATTCGTTAATGTTCTTCCACTCATAATATTGGAAACTTTTTCATTAATTTCCTCACGTTTAAATTTAGTACTGAACCCTCTTGCACATTTAGAAGAACAAAATCTTCCAGAACCATATTCACCATCATGATTAGTACCACAGTTTTCACATTTGTTCATTATATATTTCCTTTATTATAAATATAAAGAAATAATATTTTGAACCTACGTATAACGGTTTTTTATAAAAATATTAAACATAACATTGGAGATACCTTAATTCTCCATCGGGGTTTACCATGTTTACCTCATGCGAAAATACTAGGATTTTCCGATGTTATGTTATAACTTAAATACCATTTAGGTTTTGAATGATTTGTCTTTTCCGTCTTCGTCCTTAATCTGGCGACGACCTGTACATGTGTTCATTATTATGGGTACATGTATTCGGCTTTACTCCCTGCGTTCGGGTAACTTTCACAATCCCATTTCATAGGGTATTACCATGTGGTATTTAAATTATATAAGTAAAGATACGAAACTTTTTTTACAATTCCTAATTTTTTTTCATTTATTTCCAAATAAAACCACCAGCTGTTTTTAATTTACCATTGGAACAACTTGATATATTACTTACGCTTATATTTAATTTTATTGAGGCATTTGATAATGATTTCCATTTTTTTATAAAAGTTCCATCTTTGTCAAACTGTAATATCTCTTTACTATTACCATCGCTGATGTTTTTCCGTAATACATCACCTAAATCTGAATTAAATAAATCACACCTAGTATTACTCATTTTGCGTTTAGTTTCAGTTGATAAACGTACACCACATCTATCAGGTGGTTTATTTCCAATTTGTTTTTGGACATTTGACATATATAATTTCCATTTAATTGTATGTTGTTTTCCAAAGAAAGGATTTTTATTACCTTGTTTTATTTCACTCATGCTAATTAGAGTGTCTGCCGTGTGGCGTTTACCGGTGAATCCAGCGAAAAATCCTACGGTTGGAATATGATAGTTTCGATTCAAATCTTCATTGATTTTTTCATGTATAAGATTTGATTCATATTTTATACAAGTTTCTCTTTTACGGAAGTTGGATTTTAATATAGTTTTTATTAATCTTGATTTATCAATTGGTTTCCATGTCGTATAACTACCCATGTATAAATCATCACCGATATCACATTCACAACTTCTACTTCCAATATAAAACTCACCAGTTATTGGGTCATCTATTCTATATACGTAATGTTTCATAATAAATAAAAACCGAAAATAACGGGAGTGAGAGTCCACGTTATAATCGGCTTTACTAAAAATTCCTACAGAAAATCTCTCACATTTCCTTACATATATAAATATAAGAAAATAAGATTTTCATAAAATATCATAATCAAAAGAACAGGTAGGGTTTCCATTCTTCGGGAATATATGCTAACTTTTTTATTAACATTAAGTAGTGAGGTCTTGCTGGTTGTGGTATTTCTTTACCGTATTCTTCCAACGTTAAATCGGCCTTTTCACTATTACAAGTTTTACATGCAGTAACTAAGTTATTCCATGTATTCGGGCCACCTTTTGATTGTGGTATAACGTGGTCAAGTGTCAATGTTTTCACATTTCCATCACCACAGTACACACATTCGTAGTTATCTCGTTTGTAAATGTTAGTACGTGATAGTGGTACTTTGTGTACACGTGTATCAACGTATTTGTAAATTCTGATAATTGATGGTTTCTTAATATCAAGTTCAGGATTTACCAATTTGAACGATTCGGGGTGACTGTTGAGAATATCAGCATTTCCTTTATAAGAAATTACGAATGCTCTTTCTGTAGTTATAATGCTTTTCGCCATGTAACTAGAGTCAATAACTAAGGTCTTTCTGTACTTACTGTTACTCATGATTTCTATTATTTAAATTTATACTGTGTTTTCCGGTTATGTCTCCAAGTTCTATACATTCTTACTTGATAAAAATATAAAGTTTTGTTTGAACGTTTAGAACCCCAAGATCCATTTGGGTGTTTTAAATATGTTCCCCAACATTCATCATAATATGGGTCTAAATCATATAATGATAAGTATTTATAATACCGATTGTTGGTTGTCCATTTACTTTTTGATCTGTCAAAGTTTACACTCATTGTTTTGATATTTGAATTTATAAATTCAATACCAATAATCCCAGAATCGTTTCATAACTTTAATTATTATTTGATATACAAATATACAACAAATAAATTAGAAATCCTAATTTAATTGAAACTTTTTATTTGAGCAGTACAGGAGAATCGAACTCCCATTTTCACCGTGGCAGGGTGATGTAATTCCTTTATACCAATACTGCTTGTAATTATTCATATCGCATTTTATTTTGTACCCCTAGAAGGAATCGAGCCCTCACCAAAACGTTAGAAGCGTTTTATGCTATCCGTTACACCATAGAGGCAGGTTACCGAATTTCGTTTCGGTAAGACGTGAATCTCGGAACTCCTTGAATTCGGATATTCAATGAGCGGCTACGCCGCTAGTGCGAAGTTGTTATTTCTTCTTATCGTATTAATCTCTTTCTATCACCATCATTACTGTCTAATGCCATGCATACCCCATATTGTTTCTAATTCTGAGTGGAGTATAGCGGAGTCGAACCGCTGTCCATATAATCTGTTAATAAACGTTAAACAATTAATACTTGTGCTCCTAACTGGAATCGAACCAGCAAGACCGCGATGGTCATTTGGGTTTAAGCCAAACGTGTTTACCTATTTCACCATAGGAGCAATTTTACTATTTTTATTTCTACCACGAAACGTTTTTGTTTGTGAATGACAATTCGGACACAATATCTGTAAATTTGATAATATGTGATTAGATGAAATACCATCTATATGGTGTAATTCAAAACTCAATGATTCATCATTCCAATCTACTATACCACATGATTCACATCTTTTTTTCTTGATTCCTTCTTTAATTAATCTAGGTCGTAATTTACTTGATGTATATTGTGGGTGTTTACCCTCTAATATCTCATGTAATGGTATTTTATATCCATTATATATTTTTACTGTACCTTTACCACCTTGATTTGGTTGGTAACAATTTAATCGTTTAGCGTTTCTAATTAAAGTATTGTAATGTATTCCAAGTGATATAGATGCCATTCTCATGGTCAACTCACGTTTACATGCTTCAATAATTTCTTTATCTGTTTTTTTTATCATGTTACTATTCCTTTAATATAAATAGTAAACATTTAAAAAAACCAATCAAAAGTGTGTAACTATTCTCGTTGTATCCCTAGTGGGAATCGAACCCACAATTTCCTGATTCACAGTCAGGCAAGTCTACCTATTCCTTCACGAACACCATATTGTTTATTGTATCTGTATAATCACATATACTCGTATTATAAAGATATTAAAAAAATTCAACTTGGACTTTATTTTAGGTAGCTACATTCTCGCATCCGTCCTTACCTGAAACCATATGAGTACTATAACTTTCATATGATATTAATGATCAATCTCATTTGTTGAATTTAATTTGTAGCGGATACAGGATTCGAACCTGTGACCTATTGGTTATGAGCCAAGCGAGCTGTCCTCTGCTCCAATCCGCAATATGTAGCGATGATGGGACTCGAACCCACGACTCGAACCTTATGAGAGTTCTGCTCTGCCTCTGAGCTACATCACTATATTTTCTTGATTCAGTTTTAATACATAATCAGGTATTTTATATAGTTGTTCCAATTTACGTAGCCTTAAATTTGGGTGTGGTGGTGTTAAGAAACGTGTTGTATCACTAATCATATTGTCACCCTCATATATAGCTACATGTGAACCAATGATTTTTCTGTGCCATATTATCTTACCACTTTTTTCAATTTCCCATGGCATGTCGACCATTGTTGA